GGATCTCGAAACGCTGACGACGTGTACAACGCTAAGATGATGATCGAGGGATCTATGACTCTCAACTTTACTGATGAGACGTTTAAGGATTATTACCTCGGAGATGATGATCTGTATATGAGTATCACTCTAGCTGGAGAGGCTGATCTAGGATCTGGAGATAATCCAACGCTGGAGATCCTGCTCAATAAGGTACAGTTTCAAGACTGGAACCGAGACGGAGCGGCGTCTGACTTGATTACTCAAGAGGTAAACTTTCGAGCTTTCTACAATGCGGCTGATCAAAAGCAATCGCAAGTCACGCTCCAGAACGCAACCGCCTCATATCCAAACGTACCGACGTCATAATCTCACTGAGACTATACACACTGGACCGCTACTATGGCGGTCTTTTGTGTAGTATGATACAGTATAATCATATGGAAAAAGAAAAAACAGCAAGAGAAGTATCGGACGAGCTAATCGCTAACGGTAAAAAGCTAACGCTAGGACTTACAATCCCTCTAGTGTTATTTATCTGGGGAGCGTTTGTCATGCCGTTTGGTATCATCTTATGGATTATCGCTCTAGTGATTTTTACAAAAGTATTTAATTCGTAATATATATGCCAGTACTAAAGGAAAGGGAGACCAAAACGATCAAACTAAAAACAATCGAGGGAGGAGAAGTGGAGGTATATACCAGTCTGACGGCGGCTGATGCTGAGGCGATGAGTAAGCTCCAGGCTGAGCATCCTATTACCGCTCCCCTCCAGATTATCCTTAAGAGCTGGAACTTGACGAACGCTGAGGATAAAGTACTTAAGATCACTCCGGGTAATATCGGGATGCTTAATCTGATTGACGTCAACTATATCGCTGATGAGTGCGGTATAAACGATCGGACTTTTTTAGCATCGGAGCCAATCGAGAATGGCTCCGAGTAAAAGCTCGAGTTTGTAGAGAGTACAAATGGACCGAGGCTGAGTTTGACTCAACCAGCTGGGACTTTATTGATGTTATACTAGAGACACTGGAGGCTGAGCATAAGCACAGTGTTAAAATGAATAAAAAGTATGGCGGAAAATCGTAAACTCAATATCATCCTGGATCTGGTCAATAAAGTCTCCGGCAAGCTGACGCCACTGGAGAAAGATCTTGATCGTACTGGTAAAAAAATGCGAGAAGTCGGGAGGTCTATGACTCTCGGTATCACGGCTCCTCTAGCTCTAGCGGCTGGAGCTTTTGTGAAAGCCGCCGCTGATGCTGAGGAGACTGAGAATAGATTTCGACAGGTATTCGGATCTCTGTCTGATGATGCCGGAGCGTTTGCTGATGAGCTGGGAGATGCTGTCGGTCGATCGAGTATAAAAATCATGGATGGTCTATCGACTTTCCAGAGTTTTTCTGTCGGTATGGGGTTTGCTCGAGAGGAGGCGTCAGAGATGTCAAAGAGTATCCAGACGCTCGCTCTCGACTTTGCATCGTTTAACAACATCTCCGACGATGAGGCGATGCAACGATTTATCTCAGCTCTCTCCGGATCGTCTGAGGTGCTCGATCGTTTCGGTATCAACATTAAACAGAGCGCTCTTGATCTCGAGCTCCAGGCTCAAGGTCTAGCAAACTCGACTAGTGAGGCAACTGAGCAACAGAAAGTAATCGCCAGGCTTGCGATTATCATGCGAGCGATGACGGACCAGGGAGCAACCGGTGACGCTATCCGTACACAGGACTCCTTTACTAACCAGATGAAACGTCTCAACGATGCTTTCCTGGATTTTCGGGTACAACTAGGACGAGACATTATCCCGGCTTTGACTGGTTTGGTTACGGCGGCTGGTAATGCTTTGGAAAAGTTTAACGGACTCTCAGATGGTACTCGTAAATCTATTATTGTGTTTGCGACTTTCTTAGCGGTGCTCGGACCGGCGTCGATGGTGGTCGGAGGTGTGACTAAAGCTCTCATCGGATTGCGTACTGCTATGATTGCCGCTCGAGTGGCGTCGATTGCTTTACTCGGTCCCTGGATGCTCGTCGTAGCGGCGGCGGCGGCGGTCGCTGGTATTGTCGGAGTCAAGCTCTTTAGTGCTAATAAAGACGCTACTCAATCAACCGCTGAGCTCGAGGCTCAAATTGCATCGCTCGCTCCGACTCTCCCGGATCTAGCTGGAGGAGCGGATGGAGTTGCCGGAGCGTTTGGTAACATGGGAGACCAGGCTCAAGAGTCAGCTAAAAAGATTACTGATTTACATAACAAAGCTAAGGAGGCGTTTGAGGATCTCAACGCTGACGAGGCTGACTCTAAGCGGTCACTTGCTGAGGCTCTTATCGAGCAAGAGGAGAAAGTGTCAGACATTAAAAGCGAGCTGAGGTCAGCTGAGCGAGCTGAGGATACTGATCAAAACGCCTCATCTATTCGAGAGCTCCGAGCGTCACTCGAGACTGAGACTAAAGCTCTCAAGAGTGCTAAGTGGATCCAGATGCAATTTAAGGAGGAGGTGCTGGAGGCTGAGCGTCGAGCTGATCTTACCGCTTTTGAGCGACAGATTGAGGATATCCAACGTCGACGGATCGAACGGCTCAAGGAGCACATCGTCCGCTTACAAGAGATCCAGCTAGAGATCCAGGCTGAGGAGGCTAAAAACAGAGCAATCCAGGCGAGCTATGCCGCCGCTCAAGCTAATATGAGAGCTGAGTCTGATAAGACTAAAGAGAACGCTCTGGAGAATATCAGTGAGCAACAAAAAGCAATCGAGAGACTTGCTCGATCGATGGACTCTCTAGGGAGTCACTCAAACAGTACCTCAGCTCTCCCTCGAGGACTGTCCGGAGCGAGAGCTGATGGAGGACCGGTGGGAGCTGGTAAGTCATATCTCGTCGGAGAGCGAGGACCAGAAATCTTTACTCCAGGATCATCGGGAGGGATCACGGCTAACCATGATATCGGAGGACGATCTAGCAGTCCGGTCGTCAACGTGTATCTCGACAGTAAACAAATCGCCGCTCGAGTCGAGGCTGGTATGGCGAGAGCTATCCAACGTCGTATCCGTACCACTTAAATTATGTCTCTAGTAATCACAATCAACTCAGTCGATCGAACGCTTGATATCTCTCAAGGATCTCTCGCTCTGGACATGGGACTCACTAAGTCTCCGTCTGTCTTAGAGTTTGCGATGGTCGGAGTCAAAGCGTCCCTCCCGACTCCCGGGGTGTCTATTGTGCTGTCTGAGGATGGGACTGATATTTTCAGTGGGACGATTACTGAGCGGATGGAGGATCTTGTCGGAGGTCAGATGGTGCCGGGATATCGGTTTATTGCTGTTGATGGCTTTCACGAAATGGATCGACTCTTAGTACAAAAAGCGTATAACGATACTGATGCGAGATCGATCGTCTCTGATCTGGTCACTAACTTTATGACGGGCTTTACACTCGACGCTCCCCTCACCTCTCCCTCAATCAATACGGCTCGATTTAACTATGAGCAACCGTCCAGATGTATTACTAAGATCGCCACTGAGGTCGGGTGGGACTGGTATGTTGATGCGGCTAAAGTGATCCACTTTTTCCCGGGAGCGACACTCGAGGCTCCATTTTCTATTGAGGATGATACCGGACGCCTGGAGTATAAGTCTCTGGAGTTTGAGCAAAACATAACCGAGCTCCGTAACCGAGTGTATGTCCGGGGAGGTACATACGAGGATCCTATCTTTGAGGAGGATGCGGTTGACTTGTATGAGGCGAACGGTGTCGACCAGACGTTTCCTTTAGTGTATCGATACAACGCTGTCCAGATCACTGTTAACGGTGTGACTCAAACAGTGGGAGTCGACTTTATCGATCGATCGATCGGCGATAGTCGTACCAGTGGTACAGCAACAGCGACGAGCACGCTTGAGCTGGTCGACAGTGGTGCGACGTTTATCACTGATGGAGTAGCTGTCGGAGACCAGATCCAGAATACGACTGACGATACTTATGCAATTGTCGTATCGGTTGATAGTGAGACGACACTGACAGTCAATAAAGAGATAATGGTTTCTGGTAATGAGTATCAGATCCGGGAGCGTTTGCTTAATTGTCTATATAACTTTCAAGAGAAACTCGTCCGCTTTCCAGAGGGTACGCTGGTCGTTAACGATGTCGTCCGGGTGTTTGGTAATGCTAAGATCCCTCTTATCGTCCAGGCTGAGGATCCCGACTCAATCTTAAAGTATGGTCTCCGGGAGGGGATTGAGATTGATAACACAATCGACTCGATTGAGGAGGCTGAGCTCTTAGCGTTTGCGAGAGTCGATCAGTGGAAAGACGGATCTAAAGAGGGATCGTTTCAGACGAGACAGAAAGGGCTCACTGTCGGGATGGCTATCAAGATCAACTCAGCTAAGTTTGGTATCGACGAGACGTACAAGATAAACAAAATCAGAGGGACCATGAATGGTTTTGATCAGTTTATTTATGACGTCGATTTTCTTAAGTCTGGTCAGACTACTTTTACTGATATCGTTATCGGTCTCATCGGTAAGTCCAGAGAGGAGATCTCGATCAGTCCTAATGAGGTGATCCAGCGTTTCCGTAAGGTCGAGGATGCGTTTGCTATGACGGATGAGATCGTCGAGATCACTGTCAGCTCAGCTCCGTATCGATACGCTCCAGTCAGTGCCGGCAATCCAGCAAGGTACAATTTTGCGACGTACGGATAATGCTATACTGTATTTATGTTAACTAAAGTCTCAGACAGTTTCGGTCTCCAGGGAGAAGTCAAATGGATCAAGTCTAAAAACGGTATCATCATTGCTGAGTCCGAGTTTATGCCTAATCGAGTGATGGGTAATAACGGTCGGGGGATCTCTATTTTCTTAGATCGACTGATCTCAAATAATACTCATACTGGAAATATCCGGTTTGCTGATATCGGAGATGATGACACTCTAGCGACAGCGGCTGATACTGATCTCGGTAATGGTCTGGTCCGGGCTCAAGTCGGAGCTGTCAGTCGGTCTGGACTGTCCGCTGAGTTTCGCTTTTTCTATGCGAGCGCTGTCACGCCAGATGATACCTATGAGGAGTTTGGTATGTTTGTCGATGGTAATACAGCTGTCGGGTCGGGTCAGTTATTTAATCATCTAGTGTTTGCGACTCCTCTAGTCAAAACAACCGGCGAGGATCATACGGTTGTATGTCGGATTACTGGAGCGGTATAGTATAATAAAATCATATGGCAAAACCACAACAACCAGATGCAACTATTGAAGCCTCTGACTTCATTCAAGAAGCTGACCGTAACGCTACTCCAGCTAATGATGAGGGGCGGGTTCCTGTGTTGGAGGCGGATGGACGATTAAATCGAGATTTTTTACAGATTGGAGGTATGTATCCTACTCTAGACGACTTTTCATCTTTGACTGTACCCCAGGCGGTTATTTTAGGAAGTGATGGGATAATGACTAGAGCCACTTCTTTAGAAGATATTGTCCCAGTCGGCTTTGTATATTCTGACGTTACTCCAGAATATATAAATCAAATTGGCACGACCAGAACGCAGGCTGGAGGTGCATCCTCTATGGTTGATTTAGTCGCTCCCGCTGGATTAAACAGAGTTATTTTAATTAATAGCTACACCGCAGGCGCTCTATCGGGTCCGAGTTGGAATAGTATTTCTTCGATTGATGATTTATCTGATTTTGACGATAATACCACTGGAGCTTTTCATGTGATTCCTATTGGGGACTCAGAAACTAGTCAAACATTCAATTTGTCTCTTAGTAGAAGTAGTTATTCATCTGGAGATGTATTTTGTGTTTCTATTTTAGAAAATGTCAATCAAACAAGTCCTATAGGAGGAAAAGCCGTAACTGGTGCAAGCATAACCAAAGAAAACACAGCCTCTCGATTATTTGCTGCTGTATGTTCTGCAAACGCACCAGTATTAGATGCTAGATTTACTAGCTTATCTAGCCCCTCCTCAGGTCTTGTCTGGGGAGAAACAGATGAAGTGGCTGGTCAAGTAACAACGTCAATTAGTATGTCGACAAGCTCCACTGTGAGATATACGCGTATCGCTTGTGAAATAAAGCCAGTAATATCTAATGGTGAAAATGTGTCTTTGCAGACTGGTAACGTAGTTAGTAATTTTTCAGGACTTACTCCCGGTGCAATTTACTACCTAGATAAAGTAGGTCGCGGGGCGATTGTAACTCCAGCTCCAGCAGCAGTGACTGCTACAAGAGTTGGTGTTGCTCTTTCTACGACTAATCTTCTTATCTCAATAAGTCAGTAAAATATCATGACCGAAAAAACCACCTCCACCTTCAGCGAGCTACAAATCAAAAACATGATTTTTGAGGCTTTTAATGCCGAGGATGGTCTCCGGGCTGAGATTAAATCTGATATAAAAACGGAGATACGCCAGGAGGTTATGGATACGGAGGTCCGGGTACTGGTCAAGATAGTCAGCCTAGCAGTATGAATGGTCGAAACGGAGGTCCTGGGGTTATGATCGTAACTGAGTTTTATTAAGCTGATATACTATGGGTAATATGTGCACTAAAGAGGACGTCAAAATGAAAGTCATCGAGGCGTTTAATGAGGATGGTGGTCTCCGAGATGAGATCCAGTCTGATATTAAAAAAGAGCTCAAGCTCGCCGCTTTACAGATCCTCACTATTTACGGGATTACTCTGATTACGTCAGCGATTGCGTTTACTATTTTTATCACTGGTATCCGGTCTGATGTCGATGGCTTGCGAGAGTTTGCATCATCGGGAGATCGCTTTACTCAATCAGACGCCGCTCTCCTCGAGCAACGGATCGAGAGTAATACTCAAACACTTAAAGACGTCGCTCGTAAGGAGGACATGCAACGGATGGAGGAGACACTGATCCGACTCGATGAGCGTATCCGTAACTCTGGTATCTAGTGTGCTATCATATAGGTATGAAAGCAAATCCTATACATTATTATTGTCTCGTCGATAAATCTGATCGGTCCTGGAAACGTCGGATCAATTCGTTTATCTCTGAGATGGAGCGGACTCACTCTTGTATCTTTACCGTCGAGGGTTTTGACGCTAGTAAGATCGAGTGGACTGATCGTCGAGGTCGTAAGTTTTTCTCTGATGCGTACGTCTTTACTCAAACAGAAAGGATCTGGAGGGAGCATGGTACTGACGTCGACGGAGTTAAGTTTTTTGTCGGTGAGGATAATTACGAGCAAGGTCAGTATCGACTCAAGGGCTTTAAGCTCGGTCGGATCTTTAACACGTATCACGTCGGAGTCACTCGTCAGCGTTATGCTAAAGATACTGGAGAGCATGAGGTCCTCCACTTTGTCGATGAGTTTATTAAAGAAAATACTGGCGTCTCTCTCGAGGTTGTACTCGGAGTCCAGGACTTTGATACTGATATCGTACATAGTCAGCGGTACTGGAAAGATGAGAATTATAAATACGATGAGGTCTGGGATAAGATCTCTGATCATCTTGCTGATGCGGTATACCAGCGGCGTAATAAGACGCTCACGTTTAAGATTGCTCAGCTTAAACTCATCATCAAGCTACTCACTCAGCTGATCGGACTCCAGGCATACAAAGGTCATACGATCTATGAGGTGGATATCAAGATCCAGCATACTAAAAAGCGACATAATGCTCCACTGATTGCGGAAAATGCAATCGTCGGACATATCGATCTCGGTACTGAGGTTGGTACTGTTAACGAAATTATCAACGGTACGGCGTCTGGATCGTATCACTGGTACATCCCTCGACACGCTAAGTATGTCGTCGAGTTTGTACCTAAAGATAAAGCGGCGTGGCACGCTGGACGTCTGAGTAATCCGCTCCCCGGACTAGAGAAAATCTTTGGAGGTCCTAACGAACAGATCGAGTCCGGAGAGCCTAACTGGTACGCTTACGGTATCTGTTACGAGGGTCTCACTGTCACCACTGAGCCGACTGAGGGTCAGATCGATCTCGCTGTCCAGCTCATGCGGATGAAAAAGATCCATGAGTTACCAGTGTACGCTCATTACGAGATCACTGATTACAAGCCGCTCGTCGTCGAGTCGTTTGTAAGCGGTATTAAAAATCTATTAAGTAAATAATTATGGAATCACTTATATTATTGCTCGTCCCGATTATCGTGTCGATGCTCACTCAGCTAGTCAAGTCAGCTAATCGGATCCGTTTCTCTGAAAATAAGAATACTATCCTCCGATTTTTTGCTGGTACGGCGTCATTTATCGGTGTGGTAGCTATCAACTGGGCTGATGGAGGTGAGCTCCCAGTCGATGAGATTGCGGTCTATGGTGAGGCGGTGGTCGCTTTCCTTGCGACTCAGATCCCGTACTGGTACGCCAAAGCAAAATATAAATAAGCAACGGCACAAACAAAAAAGCCTCCATCTCTGGGGGCTTTTTTGTCAGCTGATCGGATCCTCGGTAAAAAAAGAGATAACGGATCCGCTCGAGTGCTCTTGTTTTACAACGTAGAGCGATAAAGTGTGAGGGCTAACAACCTCCTCACCTATTTATAATATCATGCTATCCCCAGATATGCTATACGATATCGTACTAGCATGTTAATATAAATTATGGCTAACAAAAAAGAGATAACAACAAATAGAACGGAGATTATTTATGAGCTCGCTAAGTATGCTCATCCGAGCTGGTATCACTCGCTCCTCAAGTGGAGCACGTATCACTTGAGCATTTTACTAGATTACTATAAAGGAGAGGGATCGGTCAGTGTTGGATTTACCGCCACTGAGTACAACGGAGAGGACCTTGCTGATTGCGATTTAATGGAGCTAAGCCTTACGAGAGTATGATGGAAAAAGTATATAAAATTAAAATCGATATCGAATCAACTGACGAGACTGATATAGCTGAGGCTCTATATCAAATCGCTGACGAGATCAGTGAGGGAGATGTGACAATGCCGGTCAAAAAACATATAAACAGCGGTAACGTCGAGAGCACTGTCGAAGGTATGATCGTGGAACGGTGCGAGGACTGTCGAGGGGCTGGAGAGATATCGGTCGATGAGAGAGATCCGGATTCTGGTCAAATGATG